TGGTCTCCACGCCAACACAACTGGTTCTCTAGCGCTGCAGCGTAGTGGCTCACTGCGTTTGCCGTTCTAACCCATGCCAACCAAAACCCAAGAGCAGCAGGATCGGTTTGTGGATCACACCTGGCTTGTCTGACTAGCGTATGCGCCCCACCTCCATAACCGCTTCGATCATTCGCACGATAGGCGAAGACGGGGCGGACTTGGAGAAGCTGAGAAGCGATACGCAAGCGAATCACAGGACATTGGCCAACAGGCTGTCTGACATGAAGTACGAGGGGTTACTGGTCACCAAGTACGAATTGACGGAAGCCGGTAAGCGCTGGCTGCGCAAGCTGGCCCGCCAAAACCCACACAAATAGTCGCGAATACCACGCTTGACACTAACGTGTTAGATGATGTAGTCTCGCGCCAAAAGGATAAGTAAGTGCTCACTAACAAGCAAGTTCAGATGTTTGAGTCCGTGGCCCGAAGCCACCCTCAACTGCGCGAATTTCTGGTCAGTGAGCTAGAGGCGAAGACCGAGGTTCTCGTCCACATGCAAGGCATCGACCAACTACGCATGGCTCAAGGCCACGCACAGTGTTTGAAGTCGTTGATCCAGCACTTGGACGCCCACCTCACTGCGCGTCGATGACAAGTTTTTCCCCGTAAGGGGCCACCCACCTGACAGGCATAAGCCCAGGAAACATTCAAATGCTGCCACCCTCAATCCAGAAGCAAGTCGAACAAGCAGAGGCGATCTTGAGCCAGGTTAACGCCGCCCAAGCATCAGAGCCCGCTGTCGCAGCTCCACCCGTGGAGGCAGTCCCCGCCTCACAGGAAACCGTTGCGGTCGAGCCCGCTGCGGCACCTGCCCAGGCACCCGTCGCAGCCAAACCCGCTGACGGCGAGGAAACCTGGGAGAAGCGCTACAAGACGCTTCAAGGCTTTCACAACCAAAACATCCAGGATCTGAAGCGACGCCTGGGCGAACAGCAAGAGCGCAGTCAATCGTTGGCTGCAAAGCTCGCCGAAATGGAAGCTGCCAAGCCCGAGCCCGTTGTTGATCCTAAGGACGCAGAGGTTTTTGGTACTGACTTGGTTGACATGGTCAAGCGCGTCGCTGAGACGATGTTTGGCAGCGCCGCCAAGCAGTTCGATGTGCGCCTGGCAAAGCTGGAACAGCAGCTCACTGGCACATCCGAAGTCGTGGCTAAGACAGCCGATGAAATCTTCGTTGACCGCCTCAAGGCCCTTGTGCCTGATTTTGAGGAAATCAACGTCAGTGAAGGTTTCCTGGCCTGGCTCGATGAGGTTGACTCCGTGTACGGCGTTCCCCGTCAGGCTGCACTGACCGCCGCTGGTGATGCCCGCGATGTGAACCGAGTAGCGCAGGTGTTCCTTGCCTACAAGCGTTCGCTGGCACCCACGCACGTCGAACCACAAACCCCTGCTCCATCAAAGCTCGACACACAAGTCTCTCCGCGCACGTCCGCCGCGGCAGCAGCCCCAACGCAAGTCCGAAACACATTCACGGTCGCCGAAGTTCAGGCGTTCTACCGCGATGTGCAGGTGGGCAAGTACCGGGGCCGCGAAGCCGAAGCAGACCGCCTGGAGGCCATGTACAACGACGCCCTGGCTGAAGGTCGACTTGTTGACCAAGCGACTCGCCGGGCGGGCTGATCTATGGAGTAATAAATGTCCGTCACTCGCACCAACGCTGCCGTATTTCCGGTAGCAGCCCCCTTTAACACCACCCCCCCGTACTCGGGCAACTTCATCCCGACCGTCTGGTCGGCGAAGATGAATGCCAAGTTCTACGCTGCCTCGGTGTTTGGCGATATCGCCAATACCAACTGGCAGGGTGAAATCTCTGGCATGGGTGACAAGGTTGTCATCAACACAGCTCCTACCATCACGGTGTCTGACTACACCGTCGGTGGCGGCTTGAACTACCAGGCACCTACTCCTGACGCACAGGAACTGGTGATCGACAAGGGCAAGTATTTCGCCTTCCAGGTGAACGACGTGCTGGAGTACCAGGCACAGCCCAAGTTGATCGATGTGTTCTCGGCAGATGCTGCACAGCAAATGCGCATCCGCGTTGACTCCAACGTGCTGTACAACACCTTCGCCCAAGGTTCCGCCGCCAACAAGGGTTCCACTGCGGGCGTGAAGTCCGGTAAGTACGACATGGGCTCGGACACCAGCCCCATCACGCTGACCGGCTCCAACGTCTTGCAAAAGATTCTGGAATTGGCCTCGATCCTGGACGAGCAGAACGTGCCCGACAGCGACCGCTTCGTCGTGATTGATGCGTACACCCGTGCGCTGTTGATGCAATCGAACCTGTCGCAAGCCCAGTTCATGGGTGACGACACCTCCATCGTCCGTAACGGCCTGATCGGCAGCATCGACCGCTTCAAGGTGTACGTGTCCAACCAACTGCCCAAAGCAGTGGCTGGTATGGCTACCCCCTGGCTGTCGGGTGACGGTTCGGAAAACAGCATCACCAGCGCGTCCAACTTGGCTCGCCGCGCAATCATCGCTGGCCACAAGTCTGCGATCACCTTTGCGTCGCAGATCACCAAGATGGAAACGGTGCGTAACCCCAGCGACTTCGGCGACTACATCCGTTCGCTGAACGTGTACGGCTTCAAGGTCGTCAAGCCCGAGTCCCTGGCCCTGTTGGTTGCCGCCTAATTGACTAGCCGGGGGTAACACCCCGGCACTTCTACAAGAGGATTTGAAATGAGTAATACATCCACTCAAGCCATGTTCGTGGGCGGTGTTGAAGGCTTGCCAAACGTCGGTGCCACTTCGGCTTCGATCATCGCTGGTGTCGGTACAATCCTGTCTGGTGCCCCTGTCCTGGGCGGCGGTCTGAACCTGGTTAGCGCTGCTGCTTCCAACACGGCGTTTACCTTGCCGACGTCCTGGCCTCTGGCTTCCCCCCTGACTGTCGTGAACACCAGCGCTACCGGCGCCGTTGTGTTCCCAGGCTCGGCCACCCAGAAGATCAACGGTGCTTCCGCTGGCGCCTCGTACCCAGTCGCGGCCAACAAGGCTGTCACCTTCTGGTACTTGGGCGTCGACGCCGCTGGCGCAGCCAACTGGGCCGCTGTTGGCGCATAACAGTCTAACGTGTTAGACTAAACCCTGGCCGATCTCGGTCGGGGTTTTTCACATCTGAAGCAGACTCATGCAGCCTTTTGAATCGTTCCTTTCTCGGTTCAATGTCTATGTTCCAGCATGCCCACAGCCGCTGGCCGAACAGGCGCTGCTTGACTCCGCCATTGAGTTTTGTGAAGAAACCAATGTCGTCCAGAGTGTGAGTACGCCGGTCGACGTTGTTGCGGGAACTGCGACGTACACCGTGCCTTTAGGCACAGACCTAGACGTCTGCCGAATCCTGTTTGTGTGGTTCGGCGACAAGCAGCTCACGCTGTCTCCGCGCCAGTCGGTCAACACACCGCTAGCGTTCAATTCGGTAGCCGGTGATAAGACAACTCCACAGGGCACACCGACCGTCGCGTTCGTTAACGCCTCCAACACGGTCACGATTTACCCCACACCGGATAAGTCACTCACCAATGGGTTGACGATCAGTGCCGCTACTCGCCCAACACGGTCAGCAACGCAACTGTCAGACCAGCTCTACATCGAGTGGCCAGAGGCAATCGTGGCTGGGGCAGTCAAGCGTGTCGCCGCTATCCCAGACCAGCCGTTTACCAGCTTGACGGTAGCGGCCCAAGCCCAGGCGGTTTTCAACTACTACATCAGCCGCGCACGAGTGGAGAACTCCCGCGGTCGTGTACGCGGGGACCAGCGAGTCCAACCGCGCCCATTTGCCTGAGAACTAACGCATGGCTATCACTGCACAATCAGTAATCCAGCGGGTCGTTGGCACGCTTCAGGATACGGGCTCTGTACGATGGACAGTCCCAGAACTCGTCCGCTACCTCAACGATGGGCAGCGCGAAATCATCGTGCAGCGCCCAGACGCAATGGCGACGAATGCGTCAATGAATTTGGTTGCGGGGACAAAACAGACAATCCCTACGGCAGCTACAAAGCTGATCGATGTAGTCCGAAACACGGGCGGTAGCAAACGCGCGGTTCGTATCTGCACCCGTAGCGCACTTGATGCACAGACGCCGAATTGGCACGCGATGACTGGCGTCACAGAAATCCGCCATTTCATCTATGACCCTCGCGACCCCAAGACGTTCTATGTGTATCCGCCCGCAGCGTCTTCTGGCGCAGCGCTGGACATCGTCTACTGCGCGCTTCCGTCTGACGTGACGGAGCCTGGTGCGGGTTCTACATACACAGACGTCACAGGGAACATCAGCGTCCCGGACATCTACGCCAATGCTTTGCAGGACTACATCCTGTACCGGGCCTATACGAAGGACAGCGAGTACGTCGGCAACGCCAACCGGGCTGTTGCGCACTACAGCGCGTTCACGAGTTCCCTGGGTAGCGAAGTTAAAGCCACCGTCGCAGTGGCACCGTCTACAGGCGCAGCCTCCCCACAATGAACACATACGAGAAGTACATGCCTGACCGCGCAGACATCGCTATCCTGACCCACCGTGTTGAGACACTCCACACGGACTTCGGTGAGATCCGGGACATCCTGCGGGACATGTCCAATGCCATCGTCAAGCTGGCGCTGGTGGAGGAACGCCAGGCACAGGCGGCTCTCGCCCAGGAGCGCTGCTTCAAGATCATTGAGAAGCTGGAGACTCGCGTGGAAGCGCTTGAAGTAGCCGCCCCAATGCAAAAGCAGACAAGCGCATGGATCATGTCCGGCGTTTGGGCCGCAGCGGGGCTGTCGGTCACGTTCATCGCCAAGCAGCTCGGGTTGATCTGATGGAAGTTTTCCGCAAGCGTGGCCTACAAGCTGGAGTCGGTGGGATCGTCCTGGCTTCCGGTGTTCTCTTGACCAACATTGGTCAGCGAGAGGGCAACGTCACGACCACGTACACCGACATGGCTGGTATCCCAACCGCATGTGCCGGTGTGACTGGGCCAGGAGTTATTCCTGGAAAGACGTACACACCTGCGGAATGCAAAGAGATGACCGCAAAGGCGGTTGAGGCCCACGGGCGTCGCCTGCTCGCCTGCATCAATGTCCCGATCAACCAGGACTACTACGAAGCGCTGGCATCCTGGGCGTACAACATCGGCACATCTGCTGCCTGCAAGTCGACCCTGGTTCGCAAGCTCAATACCGGCGCGTACCGCCTGGCCTGCGATGAACTGCTCCGGTGGAACCAAGTCGGGGGTAAGGTAGTTCGTGGCCTGACCGCACGTCGAAACCAGGAGCACGCACAGTGCGTTCGGGGCTCCCTGGCGCTACAGCGAGGGCCTACCGTATGAAGTACCTGCTAGTCGCCGTTTCAGCAGCCATCGTGGTGGGAATTGTCGCCTGGGAGTACCAGAGCAACCGATACACGGCACAGATTCTGGACATAAAGCTCGACCACGCCGGAGAGGTTGCGCGCATGAGTACCGAGTACGCCGCATCGTTGAAGCGTGCCCGCGAGCAATCTGACCTGCTCCAACAAACCAAGGATGAGGCACTCAATGCACAAGCGCAACGCATTCAAGTTCTGCAAGCCACTGCTCGCACTGCTAACGCTCAGTCTGACCGCTTGCGCACACAACTTGCCGAAGCAGCCCGACGCATGCCCAACGCTCCCGTCGAAACCCTTGCTGAGTACGCCAATACCGTCAGTGAACTATTCGCTGACTGCCAGCGAGCGTACCAAGACGTGGCAGAAAAAGCTGACGGACACGCGTCTGATGTCCAACTGATGTCCGACGCCTGGCCAAAAACAGGAGATTGATGTGGGAGTCCTTCGTGTCAAAGGTTTCTCCGGTGAAAACCGGGCACTGCACCCATCGCTTCTACCGGATTCGATTGGGACGATCTCACTCAACCAAAAGCCTGGCCGCGGTGACTTGCGCCCGTGGAAGTCCCCGTCTACCGTAGCCACAGTCCCATCGGGTCGCGGGACCATCTATCGCATGGGGCGTGACGTAGCCAGCGATACCAACTACTGGCTGTCGTGGCCTGGAGCCGTCCACGTTGTCCGCGGTGCGAACTCATCGGACACGCTGGAGCGCACCTACTACACGGGCGATGGGGCACCCAAGGTCACGAACACAACCCTGGGCTTATCGTCCGCGCCATACCCAACTGCGTACCGAACCCTCGGGGTTCCTGCTCCCACATCCGCCCCGACAGTTGCTATTGCAACAACTGGCGATCACACGGGCCTGACCGCATCGGACGTCTACTACGTCTACACGTTTGTGACGGACTACGATGAGGAAAGCGCACCGTCCCCCGCATCGGCAAAGGTGGTCAAGTTCACGACTGACACCGTGACCGTGTCAGCGTTTGCATCGGCACCATCAGGCAGCTACGTCATCGACAAGATTCGCGTGTACCGAACACAGACCGGATCGGCTTCGACAGAGTTCTACTTTCTGCGCGAGATCACGATTGCCACCACGAGCACGACAGACGACAACCGTGCTCTGGCGGAAGTCCTTGAGACGGGTGCTTGGTTGCCACCGCCAGCAGACCTGAAGTACCTCACGCCTATGTGGGGTGGGATGATCGCTGGCATCTCGGGGCGCGGTGTTCGCATCTGTGAGCCGAGCGTCTACTACGCATGGCCGATTGCCAACGAGTACGTGCCGTCCGACTACACACCTGTCGCCCTTGGTAGCTACGGGCAAAACCTGGTCGTGCTGACAAACGGCTCTCCAATGATCCTTGCAGGCGTGTCGCCTGACTCTATGGATGAGATGCCGGTCGACTTCATGCAGGCATGCGTGGCTCCCGCTTCTGTTGTGAGCATGGGGCACGGAGTTGTTTGGGCTTCCCCAGACGGTCTTGCCTATGTTGGTGCCAGCGGCCCCCGCTTGCTTACAGACGGCGTGATGACGCGGGAAGACTGGCAAGCCATTAACCCATCCACGATCATCGCTTGCATGTATGAAGGCCGGTACATCGCTTCGTACGAGCAGACGGCGGGCGTACGCAAGGGCTTTGTTTTTGACCCAGCGAACCCAGCCGGTTTCTACTTCCTGGACTTTGGCTTTGACGCGGCGTACACCGATGACCTCCAGGATGCCCTTTACCTACTGATTGGGACTGACATCCGCAAGTGGGACTCGGGTACAGCGCTGACGACCAAGTTCCGCAGCAAGCTATTCCGCTCGTCGCGCCCAATCCCCACATTTGCCTGTGCGGAGGTCATGGCAGACAGTTACCCGGTTACGTTCCGCCTGTACGCAGACGGCACGCTTCGCCACACGGAGACAGTTACGGCGCAAAACCCGTTCCGCCTGCCGGGCGGCTTCTACGCCCAATCGTTCCAGATTGAGATTGAGTCAACCAATCCGGTCCAGTCTGCTGCCGTAGCCCACAGCATGGAAGAAATCGCAGAAGTATGAGCGACGAACGCAAAGACCTTCCCCCGGTAACCGCACCCAACTTCTTGCAGCGTGTCCGTGAGACGTTGCAGATTTACTTGGGTTCCCAAGGTAACGCGTTAGACCGCGGCTTGACTGTCCGTGACCTGGCGGATGCAAACGTCATCAAGGTCAACGACGCGTATCTCGCTGGTGGGAACGTAAACCCAGTTGGGGGCGCGGGCCCCGCCGCGGGCGCTTCTACGGTGGTGAACAACTACACCACAACTATTAGCTACGAGCCCGATTTAACGAAGCCTCCGTCGCCGACTGGGTTTACCGCATCGGCGGGCTTGTCGTACATCTATTTCCAGACCGATACTCCAGCGTTCACAGCGGGTCATGGGTTTGGACAACTGCGGCTGTACGGGGCGAAATATGTGTCCGGAGCATTGCCCACATTCTCATCGGCAGTTGAGCTTACCCGTGAGGTGGCACCCCTTGGAAGCTACCCGTCCAGTACCGGAACAAACTGGCGGCTCTGGGTTACCTGGGTTTCAAAGGATGGCGTCGAATCAGATCCCACTGGCGGTACGAACGGGGTATCCGTAACCACGGGGAAGATCGGAAACGCGGACCTGAATAGCGCGATCATTGAGGCCGCAAACCTGGCCTCCGGTGCGATTGATGCGTCCAAGTTCACATCGACTATCGAGCCGGTTACGCTCGTCACATCGGTTCCGGGAACCAAGCAGACCAGCACGATCTTCAACACGACGGATGGAAAACTGTATCGGTGGAATGGAACCGCGTACGTTGCATCTGTTCTGACATCTGACCTGAGTGGAACCGTCACGGGGTCGCAGATCGCGGCCAACACCATCACGGCTGGCAATCTAGCCGCTGGATCAGTCACAGCCAGCAAGATGTTTATCACTGGGGCTGGCGCAGCGCTGAATGCGGACCCCAACGGAACCGATGCCACGGCCTGGAACGGTTCGCCAGTCATGCTCACGGGCTTGACGGATGTTCCTTTTGGAAGCACTGCCATCGCAAATGCCGTTGGGTCCAGCAAGAACGTACTAAGTGCAGAACTGATCCCCGTTGAGCAAGCGAAGCGCTACCGCATCGAGGCCCTGGTGAAGCAGGTGGCCGGATCTGGCGGGATACTGTACCTGGGTGTGGCGTGGTACGACGCAACCGGGTCGCTGCTAGTGTCGAATTATGCGCAGCCAAGTGGAGCGGGTTCACCGGCTGGCTGGGCAAATGGAACCTACAGTTACTTCGGGCTTATCGGTGCGGCGGCACCAGGGACATGGACGCGCTATGTGACGTCATTTGGTTCTGGTGAGACGTGTGCCATTCCAAGCAATGCCAAGTTCATGCGGATCTTGGCCCTCTTGAACTGGTCATCATCTGGCGGTGTCCAGCACGCCGTCACTGGCTTCAAGGTGATGGAAAAGGCCGACGCCGACTTGATCGTGGATGGCTCGATCATTGCGAGCAAACTCGCAGCGAATGCGATTGCAGTAGGTTCCGCAGCTATCCAGAACGGCGCCATCGTCAATGCAATGATCGGTACCACAGCAATTGACGATGCAAAGATCGCCAACCTGAGCGCAGCAAAACTCACAGCGGGTGACGGCACCATCGGCGGCGACCTGAAATCGTCCGGTTTCGTTGCAGGATCTGATGGGTGGATTGTCCGGCCCAATGGAACGGCTGAGTTTGGATTTGCGCACATTCGTGGGACGCTTTTGGCATCTCAGGTGGCAGCGGACTTCATCACCGCTACCATGATCGATGCCCGTGGGCTGTCTATCAAGGACGCTTCAGGGAATGTGATCCTGACGGCTGGATCTGCAATTGACTGGTCAAGGCTGGGTGGCGCAAGCACCAACCTAACTGGCCTTGGCTATACAGGGGATCTTGACGCCACAAAGGGGGCCCCAACAGGAACCAGCGTTGGTGGATCACCAGCGGAAACAGTGGCCGTGAAGGCTCTTGCTGCGCTTCAGAAGACTGGCGACACCATTACTGGCCGCATCAATATGTCCGTCGCTGATGGCTTGTTTGCGGGGACGGACCTGAACAACGGTATCTACCTTGGAAGCTCAGGCTTGGTCGGGAAAAAGGCTGGTGTGACGACCTTCGCGGTGGACACTGCGGGCAATGCAGTCTTTGCAGGGGAAATCGCGGCAGGTTCTATTGATGTCGAAAAGCTGTCTGGCACCACAACGACATATTCCGTAGCAGGAACCTACACGTTCACGATGCCAGCAGGATTCACTGTGATGCGACTCACTGTGACAGGTGGAGGTGGCGGAGGTGGTGGTGGCGCGAACGATGCCTCTTGGCCAAACCAAATGACCTATTCGTGGCAACACGGATCTGGCGGTGGCCAGGGAGGAACATACATTGGGACGTTCACCGGTCTGACTCCTGGTGCGACATACACAGTCGTGGTTGGTGATGGCGGCGTAGCCGGAGGAACAAACGCGAACATAGGCGTATACAACACGCCACCATCTCCACCGGGCGGAGTCGGAGGTGTTTCATCCGTATCTGGACCAGGCATATCAGTCAGTGCGGCGGGTGGGCAGCCAGGAGGTCCAGGATACTTTTTATCTGAATATTCTCTTGCCCCATCTAGCGGAGGGGCTGGTGGATCTGGTGGAGGGGCGGGCTACTCTGGTGCCGCTGGATCAACACGAAGTAGTGATGGTTCAAGCCGAGCTCGTGGTGGATCAAGCGCGGGTGCAGGTGCTGGAGCTGGTGGAGAAGGCTACGCGCTTTTAGACAATCTCTATGCGAGCGGAGATCCGTACTACGTTGGATATGTAGCAACTCCGGGCCAACCAGGACGCGTAATCATCGAAGCCTACAACCCCAACGGCATCGTCAAACGCAGTGAGTGGGACACCCTCATTGCACATCTAA